GCACTATCTCGAAAATCAACTGAAGATAGTCCAATTACGTACCGGAACCAAGAAGCATCAGCTTGAAGCGATGGAAGCGCTAAGCCATCTTTTGCCAGATGATTTAAGTAAAGAAGAACTTAGTTACATTAAAGCTAATACCGTAGTAAACAAAGCAGTCAGTAATCTGTTTGGTTTCCCTAAGATGCTTAAGAAAGACGAAATGTCCAACGACATGCTTGAAGTGCGTGACAAGGTGTTAGACGATTATCTCAAACTGTATGAAGTGCTTGAGGACAACGGTAAAGTGAAAGATATCCTGTATGACAAATATCAACCTAAGCGAATAGAGGACGATTCAATAGCAGTTCGCCCTCTTAAATTAGTGGTGAAGTAGCCACCTTCACAGGAGACGGATTATGCTTAAGGCGATTTCTTTGAAAAGTGGCATGGACAGGGAGTCAACGACCTATGCCGTGGAAGGCGGCTGGTGGGACGGTGACAAAATCCGTTTCCGCTCCGGCTCGGTAGAGAAAATCGGCGGCTGGGTGCGCTTGTCCACCCAGCAATATCTGGGTACCTGCCGGACGCTGTGGAACTGGATTGATTTCGACGGTGAGAATTATTTAGGGCTGGGCACGAATTTAAAGTATTACATTGAGCTGGGCGGCACCTATTTTGACGTGACGCCGATCCGCATCACCTTGACGCATGCTACTACGCCGTCCACCGACAACTGCTTTGCCACCGTTATTACCGAGACAAAAGTCACCGTTAACATCGCTTCCCACGGCGCCGTGACCAATGATTTCGTGACCTTCTCGGGCGCGGCAGCGGTTGGCGGCATCCCGGCGGCGACCTTGAATTTGGAGTATCAGGTCACTGTCATTGACGGCAACAGCTTTACACTTGAGACCGGCGTGGTGGCGACCTCGACGGTGGCCGCCGGCGGCGGTGTGGCGATTACTGCGGCCTTCCAGATTAATACCGGCACCAGCATCTACACCTCCGGCAAAGGCTGGGGTGCAGGCAGTTGGGGCCGCAACGGCTGGGGCACCGGCACCACGGTGGGCATTAGCGGGCGTATCGGCTTATGGACCAATGACAACTTCGGCCAGGACTTGGTGATTGCCCAACGTAACGGCGGTATTTACTACTGGCAGGACGCGTTGGGAGTCGGCGTGCGTGCGCAATTGCTAAACACCCTGGCCACCACGGCCGGGTTCTCGGGGCAGTATGTCCCCAACCAGACCCTGCAAGTGCTGGCCTCAGCGGTGCAGCGCTTCGTCATTGCCCTGGGTGCCAACGGCTATGTGCCCGGCACGCCCAGTAGTGCGTTTGATCCGATGCTGGTGCGCTGGTCTGACCAGGCTAACCCCTATCAGTGGGTGCCGGCCATCACCAACCAGGCCGGCGAGTTTAGGTTGTCGCACGGCTCGCAGATTATCACCGCGCAAATCACCCGTCAGGAAATATTGATTTGGACCGATACGGCGCTGTACTCGATGCAGTATTTGGGCACCTCCTATGTGTGGGGATTTAATGTGCTGATGGACAATATCAGTATGATCAGTCCGGCGGCGGCCATAACCGTCAATAATGCCACCTACTGGATGGGCGAGGAGAAGTTCTTTGTCTACTCCGGCCGCGTCGATACGCTGACCTGCACGCTAAAACAGTACGTGTTTGATGATATCAATCTGGACCAGTCGTTTCAAGTATTTGCAGGGCTTAACCCCGGCTTTAATGAGGTCTGGTGGTTTTATTGTTCTAAATATTCGACTACCATTGACAAGTATGTGGTCTATAACTATGTCGAGAACATCTGGTATAGCGGCACCATGGCGCGTACGGCGTGGCTGGATACCGGCATCCGCCAGTACCCGATTGCCGCAGATTATAATAGCCGGCTGTTGTATCATGAGATAACCTACGATGACTCGTCAGGCCCCGAGCCGGTGCCTATTATTTCCTATATCCAGTCGTCTGATTTTGACATTGATGACGGCCACAATTTCGGCTTTGTCTGGCGTATTTTGCCCGATATCAGCTTTAACGGCTCCACGGTCAAGAACCCGACCGTGACTATCGAAGTGCAGCCGCGCATCAACTCCGGCACGCCTTACGGTACTGCCGATGCGCCGGTGGTGACCAGTGCGCAGGACTACAAGGCCCCCAATCCGTCGGTGTACATTGTTCAGGAATTTACCGGGCAGGTTTACACGCGGCTGCGCGGCCGGCAACTGGCTATCAAGATAGCCTCGGATGGCTTGGGGGTGTCGTGGACGTCAGGAAAACACCGGATCGACGTGCGCCAAGACGGCCGCAGGTAAAATTATGTTTAAATTCAAAGGCTTAGTATGAGTACCGGCACGACCAAGAGTCCAAACCTGCCGCTTGCCCCCCTTAACTATGACCGCCAGTTCATTGATGACTTGCTGCGTATTCTGCGTCTGTATTTCGCAGAACTGGATAATCCGGGCATCAGTCAGTTCTCGACTAATTATAAGGGAGACAAAATACTCAGCGCGTTAAATTGCAGCACCATAAATAGTCTGGGCGTGCAGGTCATTAGCCTGCCCAATCAGGCCGATGTCGCCAAGTTACGGGCCGGGGATATATACGTCGATTTGACGGCGGGCAATGTGCTGAAGATTAAGTCATGAGCAAGCTGGCATCTATAGGCAATATGCCGGAGATATTGCGCATCAGCGAGGTGTTAAAAACCTGTCCGCAGGTTGATTTACCTTTGCAGCATTTCTATTTGCCGGGCGTGTGTGTACGCTCGATGTTCATGCCGGCGGGCACTTTACTGGCGGGCAAAATACACAAGCATGCCCATATTGCCATCCTGGCCCAAGGCACCTTACGACTGGCGGATGACGAGCACGCCTTTGTTATCTCCGCACCCTATATTGCCTATGGCAAAGCCGGTATTAAACGGCTAGGCTATGCCGAGACCGACTGCACTTTTATGAATGTGCTGAGCACCACTATCACCGATATCGACGAGCTGGAACGTGAGATGACGTGCGAGACTTTTGAGGAACTGGATCAATTTTTACTGGAGAACAACCATGAACCCCCCAAGCAGATTACCTGATATTGAAGCCCGTGCGGCACGGCGGTGCTGCGTGTTTGTCACCGGGGCGACGGCGATGACCATCGCCACCGGGGCGCTCATTGGTATGGGCACTGGCGCGGCGTTGGGCGCAGGCACAGCGGCGTTGACGGGGGGTGATGTGTTAAAAGGTGCGTTGATTGGCGGTGGCACCGGGGCCTTGACCGGTGGCGTCGCCAGCGGCATAGGTGCGGCCGGCGGTGCCGCAGCCGGTGCGGGTACCGGGGGTGCCGGTGGTGGCGCAGGCGGCGCGGCTGGCGGTGCAGGGGGTACGACAGGCGGCATGGGCTTTAGTGGGTTATCAGGTGGTGCCGGTTTAACCACTGCGCCTGGCATAGGTGCTTCAGGTGCGGCGCAGATGGGCCAACAAGCCATGACCAGTGGTGCAGGTAGCACGCTATCAAACGCAGGCGGTTTGGGTCTTGCCGGGGTATCCGGCGGCTCCGGACTGGTCCCCAATGCGACTTCAGTGGCCGGCATGGGCCAGGAGATGGCTGCCAGTGAAGCGGCGGCACAAGCGACTAAAGAAGCCGGCATGTCGTCACTTGAAAAAGGCTTCTCGAATTTTACCTCAGGCTTAAAAAGCATGCCTGGCGATGCCATGAAATGGGCCGGTGAGAACCCGTTGCAGGCCATTGGTCTGGCCGGGCAAGGCATCACTGCGTTAGCCCAACCGAGCTATTCAACCCCTGCCGCTGCGACGCAAGATAACTATCCGAGTGTGGCAAGGCCCATTTCACCTCATTATCAGGCGTCGGTGGCGCCGTCTTATCGGCCGACCAATAAGTTCTACGCTGAAGGCGGCCCGGTTAACAAGTTCTATGCGGCGGGTTTACAACAAGCACAGCAAGCGCAGGCTCAGCAGGCACCTATACCCCAAGCACAGCCTATGCAAGCACAGTCCCCTTTACCGGTCGCTCAGCAAGGCATCGCCGGTTACGCGCGCGGACGCATGGTGTCCGGTCAGGGAACAGGCGTTAGCGACGGCGTCGACGCTTTAATAGATGGGCAGCAGCCAGCTGCGATTGCTTCGGGAGAGTATATTTTGCCCGCCAGATTTGTCTCCGAGATTGGCCAGGGCAGTTCTTCCGCCGGTGCCAAGCGTCTCGACCAGATGGTCGCCAAAGTGCAAGCGCGCCGTGGCAAGACCGTAGGCAAAAAAGGCATCGCCGTCGATAGTAAAGCCTACAAGGCGCTGCCGGCTTAGTGGAGGCCAGTATAGTGCCGTTAGATGTACTCCCGTTATTTTGGGAGCGCGTCGCGCCACATTTACAAAAGGCCGCCGACAAGTCGCTCGGTCGCTATAACCTGGAGGACATCCATGACTTGCTGACCCAGTACGACTACCAGCTGTTTGTCGCTTATGAGCACTGGGATGTGCAGGGCGCGGCGGTGGTCACAGCGGTGATTTATCCGCGCAAAACCCTGCTCAATGTGGCGTTTTTAGGTGGCATCGAGCCGATAGAGCCGTGGGGGCCGACGTTGTTGGACTTATTACAGGTCTATGCCGGGGGCATGGGCTACGACGGCATTGAGACCCAAGCGCGGCTGGGCTGGGCTAAGAAGCTGATTGATAATGGTTATAGCTATAAGCGGGTAGCCGAGATTTTTGAAATTGAGCTATAATAAGTTTCCGCTGCCTTTAATCAGGCTTTCAGCGCTGGCCCGGCGTGCGGTACAGGGCATCCCTTAAATGAAAATAGGAAATTAAAATGAACGACCTACGCTATAAAGAATACGAAGAATTTACAGGAAGCGAGATTCTCCACATCGTCGCAGCCGTCATCATGGCGGAAGAGGCTAAGACTGAAGAGGAATTGCGTGCTGCAAAAGCGTTCGCAGCCTCGATGCCTATCCAATTAAAAGTATTGGAGGCTTGAGATGAACGAATTAATAGCAGTACGAGCACACGATGTATTAGTAAACGCGGTATGTGGGCGTGAGCTTCACGAGCGATTAGAAATAAAGCTGCAGTATTCAAATTGGATAAGAGAACAAATTGACCGCGCTGAGTTAAATCAAGATATTGATTTTGTTGCTATAATTGATAATAATTATAGCCCCCCGCGTATAAAGAGGCTATCTTGAAAGCCGTCTTTGCGGAAGCCTTGGAAGGCTAGTAAAATAAGTACCTAGGGAGTTTTCGACAAATTTGTCGAAAACTCCCGATATCAAAATCAGCCCTATAGAATTATGGCTCGCTGATACAAAACCCACTCTCCCTAAACGGGAGCTCTCCACACTTGTATCAGGATTACCGCCATGGGCAGCAAGGCGCCAGCCACTCCGACCAACACCACCCAAACCGTCAACAGCAACACTATCCCCGACTTCATGCGGCCGTACTTCAACACCATGATGTCCGCCGCACAACAAAATACCTACCAGACCGACGCGCAAGGCAATGTCACCGGCATGAAGCCGTACCAGCCCTACAGTACCAATGGCGCTGACTATGTGGCGCCGTTATCGGGACTGCAGAACCAGGCCATTAACAGCGCCGGCGCTCTGCAAGTCCCCGGCCAGTTCCAGCAAGGCATGGACATGGTCGGCGGCGCCGGTGCGCAAGGCATGGGCGCAGGGGCTGGCGCGATGGGACTGGGCCTGCAGTCGGCCGGCGCCGGCGCCCAGTATAACCAGATGGCCACCGACCCCAACTCAATACAGGGCTACATGTCGCCGTACATGCAGAATGTGGTCGATTATCAGACTCAACAAGCCAACCGGCAATTTGATATCACCGGTCAGCAGCAGCAGATGGACGCCACCCGTTCGGGGGCCTTTGGCGGCAGCCGCGAGGCCATCATGGGCGCCGAGAACGAGCGCAACCGCAATCAGGCTATCCAGGGCATCCAGGCCACCGGCGCGCAGAACGCTTTCCAAAATGCCCAACAAGCGCAGCAGTTCGGCGCTAATCTAAATTTACAGGGCCTGAACCAAGGTATCCAGGGCATGCAGACCGGCATTGCCGGCGCGCAGCAAGGCATCAATGCCGGCTTGGGCTTGGGCACGCTCGGGGCCGGCCAACTCGGCGCCCAGCGCGACATTATTGGTACGCAAGCGCAGCAAGGCGCCCTTCAACAAGGCCAACAACAGCAGGCCATTGATGCGGCCGTACAGAACCAGCAGCAGGCACAAGCCTATCCCATGCAACAAATAGACTTTCTGTCGGGCTTATTACGCGGTAATCCCACTAATAATAACTCCATGGTGACCAACTCCACGGTACAGCCCAGCATGGCCTCGCAGATGTTCGGCGGTATCGGCGCCCTGGGCAGTCTGTATGGCGCCTATAAGAAAAAGCGGGGCGGCATTGTCGGTTACAGCGTCGGCGGTGCTATCGAGTCTGATTTAAGCCAGATGTCCCCTGAGCAATTGCAAGAAGTCATTCAATCTACCACCAGCGACATCGAGCGGCAA